AAGTCGTCAACGCAGACGGTAAAGGCGAAGAAGGAAAAGAAAAGGCCCATGCGGATAACGCCTCCGATAAAGGCGGTAAGATGATCCCCAAGGAGCGGTTCGATCAGATTAACGCTCAGAAAAAAGAGGCCATCGAGGCCCTTGATTCTGTTGTGAAAGAAATGGTCGAGGACATCCCCGAAGAAATGCGGGACTTGGTGCCGGATTTACCTCCTGCACAGAAGATCACATGGATTCGGAACGCCCAGAAGAAAGGCGTTTTCGGAGGGGGCCAGAAAGAAAGTGGGCCGGATTCAAAACGTCCGAGCGGAAAACAGGCCGTGGATTTGAGCGGGCTCTCCCCTGTGGAACTCAGGCGTATGGGGTACAAGCAGTAAAACAAAAAACTCTGCCTTACAATTCAGAGGCCATACAGAGCCCTTTTGTTAGGCAATAACAGGAGGACTCAAAGATGTTAACGTTAGTAGAACAAGCGAAATTGGTTCAAGATCCCCTTCAGAGGGGCGTAATCGAAGAATTCCCCAGGAATAGTGCTGTGCTTCAGTACCTTCCTTTCATGACAGTAAGCAGTGACTCGTACAAGTACAACCGAGAAGCGTCCCTGCCGGGTATCGGTTTCAGGGGCATCAACGAGAGCTATGACGAATCCACAGGTGTTCTTAACCCCGTTGTGGAGAGCTTGGCAATTTTTGGTGGGTTCAGTGATGTTGACCGCGCTCTCGTAAAAACGCAGGGCAACATCAATGACATCAGGGCGATCCATGATGGATTGAAGGCAAAATCTGCGAGCTTATTCTTCAACAAGTGTTTCTTCAAGGGTGATGCGGAATCCGAACCCAGGGGCTTTGATGGGCTTCAGGCACGACTCACCGGAGAACAGGTCATCGACATGGGCTCCACTTCCGGGGGCGATACACTCACTCTTGCAAAGCTCGATGAACTCATTGATGCCGTGCAGGGTGGGCCGGATGTTTTGTTCATGAACAAGGTCATGCGCCGGAAAGTGAATGCCCTGGTACGGGCTGCCGGTTCTGCAATCGAGACTGTCTCAGGAGCCTTTGGCCAGCGCCTTGAAGCGTACGCAGGAATCCCCATCGGGATCATCGAGAACGATGAAACTGATACAGCCATTCTTGGTTTCACTGAAGCCAATCCTGGCGGTGGTGCGGCAGCATCGACCAGCATCTATGCCGTTAAATTCGGGGTTTCAGAGTATGTCTCAGGTCTCCAATGCGGTCCCATGGATATCATTGACATGGGCCTGTACTCCGGTGGCGTTGCGTACCGGACCCTGATTGAGTGGATAGCGGGGCTTGCAATCTTCAGCTCCAAGTCCGCTGCAAGGCTTCGTGGTATCAAAAACGCGTAAGGTATGAGGACGGATGGTGATCAGGGATTGCCAAACGGCTTCAGGACTTAATGCCCGTAGGGGAGAGGGGATCGGCCCCTCTCCCCGCCTCCAATAACATATGATTAACGACATACTAAAATTCCAACATAGGGTAGATCAGCGTAGTAACGCTCTTGCCCAGGACATGATTAAAACCCTCAACGCATCGAGGGAAACAATCATAGGCAAGCTTGCCTCAATTCAGGATAGGTATCTCAAGGGCGACTATACCACCGAGGCATACAAGGCAAAAAAGGCCTTCCTTGAGCATCAACGAGCCGAGATTGAGAAGGTCATTGGGGAGGTCTTTGAAGATGTTAAAGCCCATATCCAAGATGCTTCTATGGATGTGTTCATGGCTACCCAGGACCATACCACCAAGCTGATGAACAAGGCCACGGGGCTTGATGTTACCTTTTTCCATCTCGATGATAAGGTTGTCACAGCTTGGTTTGAAACGGGACTCGTTGAAGGCACGACCCTTACTGAATGGCTCTCCAATCTGGAATCAAACACGGTAAATCGAATCCTCCAGGCACAACGCTCAGCCCTTATAGAAGGGGATTCTTTGAGTGGTATGATCAAGAAACTCCGTGAAGAGGGTATCCAGGGATCATACAACGGATTGAAGGGTCTTGCCCGCACTTCGATGTTATCCGCAGCCAATTATGCACGGGAGCAAACCATTGCCCAAGCCTTCAGGGATGTTATCGATGGATGGCAATTCCTCTCCACTCTCGATAATAGAACATGTATGGAATGTGGATCACTGGATGGGAAGGTATTTGGAGTCAATGAGCCCAAGCCCCCAGCTCCCCTCCATTGGAATTGTAGATGCTGTTACGTCCCGGTGCTGAAATCCATTGAAGGGATGCCGGAACCATCAGAGAAGCGGCCAGCGGTAACAGATGAAGAGACAGGGACTTTCATGGGCTCCTATAACCAATGGTTGAAAAGCCAACTCGAAACAGACCCGGGATTCGTCAGGGATGTTCTCGGCCCCGGACGTTTCGATCTGTTCAAGGCCGGGAAGATAAGCCTTTCCTCGATGGTGACGAACGGCAAGATCGTAAAACTTTCTGACTTGGGATAGGTGCCCAAGTCGGGGCGGGCATCTTTTCCAGATCTGGAAAATTTCCATTTCTGTAAAATTTACAACCAAACATCTATTTACTTTCAGAGGGACACCCTTCCCGATGAGGGCAGGTTTTGCATTTGTATCTTCTATAGGGGGACTGATAGGCCAACTCATAAGTATATCCATGGGGGCATTTAAACTTATTACGTTTGAATCTGCTTTTCAGTTTTTCCAATTCTATCCATTCCCCGGTTTGCTCATCGAAATATTCATACACCCCCGCTTTATCCCCAACTGCCTTGTCATATGATTTTGAGTGGGGCCGCATCAATTCCTCCACCTTTTTCTTTTCTTCTTCCAGTTTCTTTATACAATCCGCAAAGGTGTTCCAAATCATACTGATTACTTCATTCGCCTGGGGGAGCATCCCAGATTGTGGAGGTAGTTTTCCCTGAAGTTCATTAAGTTTGCCAATTCCCATATCCAAAACATTTGAGGCGTATTTTGATTGCTCGAAAACAAGGTTGCTTTCAGTAACCTTCTCAAAGATCGACTCAACGGTTTCAATTCCTCCTTCCTTGTACTTCCCTATCAGGTCGTCTAGTTTTCTATTGGTGATCTCCCGCAGGCCTCCCCTAGTTAATAGGTATTCCCGTAAATCATCGGGAAAGGAGGGTGCCGATATCTTATACAAGATAGATGATTTTACATTCTCAACAAGTTGATCATGACCGAACAGAGCCTTATACACATTCATAAAATTGTGGGCCGTTTCATAGCTGAAATCAAATTGGTCATCTATCCACTTTCTGAATCCATCCTTCAGTATCTTTTTTGCCTCGTACAGAAGCTCCCCGATGTTGAAGATTTCTTGTTTGGTGATTTTAATCCTGATTCGTATTTCATCGGCGATACCATCCAGGCGATGGCTATCTCCATAGCCTATGTGTCCTTGTTTTCGTTTACGCTTCATGCGCTCAGCTTTGGCGTATAAGCTCCCTTTGATTTCTGGTTCTTCCATCGGTGGGGTGTATTTATCTAAAAAACTGTTTTTCCTGGGCATAAAACCTCCAATCATTTTAACTATTATACCACAGGTTGTTAATTATCTATCCAGAACATCCCCCGACCCCTTAAAACCGTTTCCTGGTGGTTATACAATGAAATAGCCCTATGATTTGATGAGGAGATACGTATGTAACTGATAATATAAGATAATTACGTTGAACCCATATGGTTCTAATGATATAAATAATAACGAGATCGGAATGGTGGCTAGACCATTCCGATCCCTGACCAAGGCGCTTAAATGGGGTTAAGCGGATGGCTAAAATCAATATTATCATCTTTTCCAGTAACTCATCAAACCCCTACCAACATTCTCTCCGCGTTCTGCGGGAAAAGGAGGAACAATGAAACAGGCAGTTGGGTATCAACGGGTGAGTACCCAAATCCAGAGTAAGGAGGGCATCAGTCTGGAGGCCCAGGAAGAGAGGATCAGGGCATGGTGCTCCCTTCATGGCTACGAGTTAAAGGGCATCTATAGCGATCCAGGAATATCGGGCCGGAAAGCAAAAAGGCCAGGGCTTCAGAAAGCCCTTTCCCAACTCGGGAAAAAGGATGCTCTGATTGTCTATTCACTTTCCCGGTTATCCCGGTCCACCAAAGATACGTTCGGTATCTGTGATATAATAGAAAAGAGGGGTGCCGACCTTATCAGCCTGTCCGAGGAGATTAATACCACATCGGCAACGGGCAAAATGGTATTCCGGCTCCTGGCGGTCCTGGCTGAGTTTGAGAGTGACCTGATCTCAGAACGGATACGAACTTCCGTAAGCCTGAAACGGTCCAGGAATGAAAAGCTCGGGGGCCGGGTTCCCTTCGGGTTCAATTGCGAGGGCGGTAAGCTAGTCAAGAATCCCCAGGAACAGGGAGTGATCAAGCGGGTGAAGGGGATGAGGAAACGGGGGTTATCTTTACAGAAGATAGCGAACCGGCTCAATGATGAAGGGGTACCGACCAAGATGGGGAAAACATGGTACTCTATGCAAGTCCGGCACATTCTGAAGGTGGCATAGGAGGACTTCATGAGATCATACAGGAAGGAATTATGGTTCAATACAAACCAGAGGATGGAGTTCATAAACATCACCCCTGAGGTTGAAGCCTGCCTCCAGGAGAGCGGAATCAAGGACGGTTTATTACTCGTTAACGCGATGCATATAACCGCCAGTGTTTTCATCAATGATGATGAAAGCGGCCTCCATCACGATTTTGCAAAATGGCTCGAAAAGCTCGCCCCTCATGACCCAGTGTCTTCTTACAAGCACAACGTGGGGGAAGACAATGCAGACGGGCACATGAAGCGGCAGGTCATGGGCCGGGAGGTGGTTGTAGCCATAACTGATGGGAAGCTGGATTTCGGTCCTTGGGAGCAGATCTTCTACGGCGAGTTCGACGGCAGAAGACGCAAGCGCGTCCTAGTGAAGATAATCGGGGTGTAGCTATGAAAGCAGACGTGTTGAGATTTGCACCTATTATTAGGGTGTCGACTGAACAGCAGGAGGATATGGGGGAGTCATTACAGACTCAGAGAAAGAAGATTGAAGAGGCTGTAAAATACCTCGGTGGGGTAGTTCCTGATTACTGTTGGGAAGCATACTTCGGCCAGGAGCATGCCACACCAAATCATGAGCGCAAGAAACTTGATAAACTCCTTGCCGATTCTTCAAAGGCCTTATTTGACGCGGTGATTGTCAGCGATCCCTCCCGATGGTCCCGTGATAACTTGAAGAGCAAGCAGGGCCTGGAGATTCTGAAGAATAATGGGATTCGATTCTTTACGGGAACCACTGAGCACAATTTATATGACCCCACTGCTACAATGTTCTTGGGGATGTCAGCAGAAATAAATGAATACCTTGCAAAGATTCAGTCTTTAAAAAGCCTAGAAAGTCGTATCAGCAGGGCTAAAAGAAATATTCCTTCCGCTGGCAAACTCCCCTATGGCAGGACCTTCGACAGAAAGACCGAGAAATGGGGCATTGATGAAGCTAAGAAAGAAAATATGCAACGGATTGCTGACCTCTACATTAAGGGGGAAAAATCCATCTTTGAGCTTGCTCAGCTTTCCGGCATGAATGAGCAATTCCTTTGGACTATCTTAAAATTTAGGTGTGGAGAGACTTGGACAATCACTTTTGACGACCCTAGATTCAAAATACATGAAACTGTAACACTCAAAATCCCCCGCCTCCTGCCTGAAGAAACCATACAGAAGATCCATGAACGTCTAGAGGCAAATAAGACATTTTCTCATGGACCCTTGAAACATAAGTATCTCCTATCAAGAATGATTTTTTGTGAGGAATGCGGAACAGCAATGACAGCCGAATCCCATCCAAACAGGTCATACCAGATATACCGTCATCAGAGCTCCAGGACCGTTAAAAGGGCCTGTCCCAATAGGAAGGGCTGGTATGTCAGGAAGGATGAGATTGAGGCGGCGGTCATGAATCATCTCTTCGCCCTATTCGGAGATCATACGGCTGTAGAAGCCGCCATCCAGAAGGCAATTCCAGATCACTCCGAGATCGAGGAACTACGAGAGCGCAAATCAGAACATGAAAAAGCTCTTGTAAAGTTAACAAGGGAATCTAACCGGCTGATTGATGCCATTGCAGATGGAACTATACCAAAGGAAAAGGCCAAGGAAAAAATGGATTCCATTGTGGCTCAGGAAGAAGCCTTGAAAGCTGAAGTAGCAAAGATAGAGGCCCGAACGGACAATGTTCCAACAAAAAAACAGATTCAGCAACATGCATCGTTGATTAAGGGAGTTGCTAAGTGGGTTTATTCAAGGGGGGACCATCTTGATCGGATGTCTTGGGATAACAAGAGGAAGTTATGTGAAAGGGTCTTTGCCGGGAAAGATTCCCAGGGAAGGAGGCTTGGGGTCTATATAAGGAAGGAAGGAAAAACTGAAAGATCTTACATCATTCGTGGTATTTTCGGTCATGAAATCATTGGCTATTTGGCAGAAATTAATAGTAAATCATCTTGCCATTCACGAGGACCAGGCCTTCCTGTATGCCGCTTTCCCGCAGGCATTCCTCCACCTGGGGAGTGATGTTGATGAATTCCATGCGCTTGCTCGTGTTGAACCAGAGCTCCTTCCTGTACGACTTCATGC